GGCGCTTGAGGTGAACGCGCAGCGGCTGCAGTACCGACTGACACAGCCGACGCAGGTTCTCGATGACCTCGGGTGTGGGCTCGTTGGCAATGCCACGGCGAGCCGCCGTTTCTGAGACCAGAAACTCGGCCAGTTCGAAATGTTCAGACAGTTGCATGTTCGCTCTCTTGTCGATGCTCGGCTTTGCGTTGTTGAGCAACAACCTCAAAGGGTTCTCCGGTGGCGGCCAGGGTGACCGGCACGCCAGGGAAGTTCTGTTGGAAACGGAGCAGCGCCACGTCGACGTACTCGGGCGCAATCTCCACCGCGCGGCCAATACGCCCGGTGCGCTGCGCGGCCATCAGCGTGGTGCCGCTGCCGCCAAAGGGCTCAAACACGATCTCGCCTTCATCGGTGTACGCCTCAATGACCTCCACCGGCAGCGTCACCGGAAAGACAGCCGGGTGATCGATGTCCTTGCCGATCTTTCCCTTGTGGCGTATGACCCGTATGACCGAGTCGGGGATGCGGTGGTCCTGGGTCGGTTGACCGGCAGCGGTCCAGCCGTTGACCTGGCCATCCTTGCCGCGCATCGCGGTCGAGGATCCGTCGGCGCGCAGGTGCGTCTCCTGGCCGGCAAACTTGCAGGGCACCGTCTTGTTGGGTTTGCGCGTCTGCCGGTTGAAGTGGAAGATGAATTCAAAGCTCGGCGCCAGACGCCCCTGCCAATCACCGGGCATCCCTGGCCCCTGGTCCCAGACGTACCAGGCAAAACGCCGCCAGCCTTGGCTGCGCATCCAGTCGAGCCATGCGTCCCAATACGGGATGAACTCGTTGTCGCGGTGGATCAGGCCGAGGTTGACCAGCACCTGGCCATCGGCGGCCATGGGCACTTGCGCGAACACGCCGCGCATCAGGCCATCCCAGTCGGCAATGCCGCCAGAGGTGTAGTCGCGCTGGTTGCCATAGGGCGGCGAGGTGAAACACAGGCTGGCCTGCTCGCCCTGCATCAGGGTGGCGATCACCGATGGATCGCTGGCATCGCCGCAGATCAGGCAGTGCGGGCCCAGTTGCCAGACATCGCCCGGGCGAGAGATGGGCTGCTTGGGTGGTTCGGGAACGTCGTCATCCTCATCGCTGGCCGGTTCTTCATCTGTATCCGAACCCTCCGTCTCTCCAATGTCAGCCAGCATCTGGGCCAACTCGTCATCGTCGAAGCCAGTCATCAGCAAGTCGTAACCGGCCTCAGACAGCTCCGCCAATTCGAGCGCCAGCAACTCGTCGTCCCACCCGGCGTCTAGCGCCAGGCGGTTGTCGGCGATCACGTAGGCCCGCTTTTGCGCCGGGGTGAGGTGGCCCAGTTCAATGACCGGGACCTTGGGCAACTCCAGCTTGCGCGCGGCCGCGAAGCGACCGTGGCCGGCGATGATGCCGTTGTCGCCATCGACCAGGATGGGTTGCGTCCAGCCAAACTCCACGATGCTGGCCGCGATCTTGGCAATCTGCGCCGGAGAATGCGTGCGCGGATTGCGCGCGTAAGGCAGCAGCGCATCGATCGGCCGGTATTCGATCTGCAGGTTGGGCGTCATGGAATTGAAAAACCCGCCGAGCGTTGCCGCCGGGCGGGTTGGAAATATTCAGAGGGTGGTAACTGTCTGGGGTGGTGGTAACCACAGGCCGGTAACCTGGCCGGGTGGTAACCTGTTTTTCAGGGCAGACGCTATCGAAATCTCGCGCTGTTGCCCCCCGCATACCGTTTTGGCCAGGAAGGACCCATCGATTGTCCGCAGGACTCCGCATTCATCTGATTGGCACCAGCCATCAGGCGTTTGCATCACTTCGCATCTGTCGGGGTGCAAGGTTACGGTCGGAAGATCACGCCCGCTGCTCACACCGCTGTCCTGACCATAGCTGAAACTGTAGGCCCAAACCGGGCAAAACGCGACAGGGGGTGTTTTGGCATCTGTCATCACCATCCCGCACCACCCCGCCCGCGCCATCGATTTGCCTCGACTTCAGTCAGTGTCCCTTGTTCAGGTGCAGAGCGACCAGATGGATGGCAGCGTCGTACCGCCGCTGTGCCGTTCTTGCCGCGCAGGCAAACCGCCGACCGATCTGCTCCCAGCGATACCGGTTCGAACGCATCCACACCAGATGCCGCTGCTCCACCTCCAGCCACTGCACCCAGCGCATGGTTTCCAGCATCCGCTCCACTGCCTGGGGACTGGGGGGCATGGGTCGGTACAGCCGCTCGGGATCGGGGTAGCGCTCGGGCACCTGCATGGCCAAGGTCATCCACGGGTTGAAGTAGCCGCCCGGTCTGACCCGGGGCAACTTGTGTGCGGTCTCGGCAGCCTCAGCAAACCGGGCGGCCACATCGTCCACAGTCCATTCGGTTCTGGCCTCAGTCATGGCGCTTGCCTCCATCACCGTAGAGGCGTTCACCCAGACGACGGACGAACTGTTTCTCCACCCAGTCGAGCCGTTCGTCGTGCTCGCTGACCACCAGGATGTGATCGGTGCGCCAGCCCTCGCGTTTGACCGCGTCCAGATCCGGCGTGGTGGGCTGCAGATTGCCCAAGGGGCAGCGGTAGCGGTATTGGGGCACTTTCATGTCATACCCCCTCTGTGGCCATCTCACGGGCCAGGTACAGCAAGGCGATGGCGTCAGCCTCGTTGTCGTCGGTCGGGGCATGTCCACGCGCACGGACAGATGCCACCATTTCGTCCTTGCTGGCGTTACCTTTACCCGTGGCGTGCTTCTTGATCGTGCCGACCGGAATGCCCTGGTAGGGAATCTGGTGGTGCTCGCACCAGGCAGTGAGCTGTCCCATGAATCCGCCGTAGGCATGGGCCGCGTCGACACCAACGTGGCGGCGGACCTCTTCGAACACGACTTGGTCGATGCCGTCGTTGCACTGCTTGATGTCGGTGAGCCAGCGCTTGAACCGCAGAAAGCGCATGCCGCCGCCTTCGAAGCGTTGGGGTTTGAAGGATTGGCTGCCACTGGTGATGCTGCCGTCACGGCTGGTCAGTGCCCAGCCGGTTTGTGTGCCCAGATCGAGGGCGAAGATGGTCATTGTGTTCATTGGTCACTCCATGCGTTTTTGGCATCTGGTGACCGAAGGTGACCCGTTTCTCGTTATCCGCTCGCGCCTGCGCACGTACACGTGTAGAGAGATAACGATATGCCGGTCACTTTCGGTCACCCACTGGGGTCTGTCGATTCGGTCAGTCGTCGCGATAGGGCATGTAGGCGCCCGGCTCGCGGGGTTTGAGCGACAGGCCTGACAGGGCTTTTGCCCCGCCATGCAGGCGTGTGCGCGCAAACCCACGGTTGATGAGTTGCTGGGTGAGCCAGCGGCTGGTGCCCACGTACTCGCCACGCCGCTCAGCGCGCTCACGCCAGCGCTGGTAGATCGCGGAAATCGCTTCCCGCGCCACGGGCGATTGCTGGCAGTCCTCGTCCAGGAACTCACCAATTGCGTCCTCTTCTTCGAAGTACTCATCGGTGGCATCGAGCACCTGCTGGGGCGGGTCGAGCCGGCCCTGACGCTGCCACTCCAGACAGCCTTGAACCGCCCAAGCCAGGATCCCATCCCGTTCAGCCAGCAGCTTTTGCTGCAGGTGCTTGTCACGCCTTTCCGGTGGGACAGTGATCGTGAACGGGATCAGATGGAGGCGCCGCTTCATCGCTTCGTCGATGTTGCGGATGGCTGGCTTGTGATTGCCTGCCACGATCAGCTTGAACTGCGGCATGAACTCGAAAAAATCCTGGCGCATGAAGCGCGCCGAGATCTTGTCGCCACCGGTCAAGCTCTTGACCTTGGACTCGGCCCAGCGTCGCCCTTGCTCGGTTTCGATGGCGGCGACAAACCGGGCCCCACGCAGGCTGGCCATATCGGTAGGGTGCCTGTCTGTGCGGGTTTCCATGAACGTGTCCATGGGCGCGTTGGTGGCGTAGTCCCCCAGGATGGTGGCCAGGGTGTTCACGAACACCGATTTGCCGTTGGCACCCGTGCCGTACAGGAAGAACAGCGCGTGCTCGCGTGTGGATCCAGTCAGCGCATACCCTGCCATCCGGGCAAGATAGGCTTGCAGTGCCTGATCACCGCCCGTGACCTCATGGATGAACTGCCGCCAGGTGGGGCAATCACCCGCGGGGGTGGCCGTCGTGATCTTGGTCAGTCGGTCCAGACGGTCGTGGGAGCGCAGCACGCCATTCTTGAGATTCACCACGCCGCCTGGCGTGTTGAGCAGCCAGGGGTCGGCATCCCACTCGTCGGCGGTGGCGGCATGACGCCGATCGGAGCGTGCGAGCCGCTCCAAGCCAGCCACCGTGCCACTGCTGGCGAGTTTGGCGGCCACCCGGTGAGAATCAGCCTTGAGTGCGGCCTCCCGACAGATCTGGCGCATCAGGTGGTGCGCCGCCAGAGTCTCCTCGGTTTGCCAGCGCTTGCCAGTCCAGAACACCCACTTTCCCCACAACGCGACATAGCGCCAGTCCTGGGCGTACCGACCCGAGAAAGTCAGCGCCAGTGCGTCTTCGGTGGCCCACACCGATTGCTCGGTCGGATCCGCTGTCTGCGTGATGTCTGGCGTTGAAGGCTGGAACTGGATGCGCTCACCGTGGGCAAGGAAAGCCTCCACATCAAAGCCCTCAGCAATGGCGTCGGCTGCGTCCCAGCCATCCGCAGTCCCTTGGGGGTCTTGCGCCGTGGGATTGGACGGCGGCATCAACACCGCGCATTGCTGGGCACCTGCTGCCATGACCGCCTCGGCGGCATTCATGGCGTACTCCCAGCCGGGTTTGTCGCGGTCGGGCCAAATCAGGACATGCTTACACTGAACGGGCGACCAGTCGGTCTTGTCGATCGGTGCGTTGGCACCGTGCATCGCGGTGGTCGCGCAGTGGCCCGCGTCGATCAAGGCCTGGGCGCATTTTTCGCCCTCGACCAGAATCACCCGGTCGGCATGAGAAATGCCAGGTTGGTTGAACAACGGCCTCGGATCGGGCGGCGCCATTTTGCGACGCTTGGCATCCCAAGGGCGGAATTCCTTACGTCCAGGACTGGGCTCATAGCGATACACGCAGGCAATCAGACTGCCGTCAGCGGCCAGGTAGTCCCACTTGGCGGTGGCTGGTCCCAAGTCATCCACTGGCGCACTTGCCTTGCGTTTGGCGGGTGACACGACGGGTGCACGGCCAAGCAGCTCCCGGGCGAAACCGAGGACGGCCGCGAAATCACGATGCGTGTCCCAATGGCGGTGCGCAGCGATGAGCGCAAAGACATCGCCACCATTGCCCGTGGCGCGGTCGATCCACAGGCCCGCCCGTTCGCCATCCAGCTCAATCTCCAGACTGCGACCTGGGCTGCCTAGCACATCGCCAACGACGAATTTGCCATGTGTCACCTTGCCCGCCGGAAATAAAGCAAACAGCACGCCCTCGAGCCGTGCCATCAAGGCCGATCGCAGTTCATCCCGCTCGGAATTTCCGCTGGGTGATGGAGCCGCGGGTTCTTGGTCGTTGAAATCAAGCATGGACACCTCCTTCATCGGTGTCTGCCGGATTCAAGTAGCCAGCCTTGGTCGCGATCTCTCGCATGAAGTTGGGGGACAGACCGACCTGGTCGCACCACAGCTCCAGGCGTCCGTCTCGAAAGAAACGTCTGGCCTCAGTGCGCAGATGTTTAGAGGGCGAACACAGGTCAATGAACGCCTGTTTGATGACAGCCACGACCAGTCGCGACTCCGGACACACGACAGCGACATGGCGAAGTAGCAGACGCTCCAGCAGGGATGCACCGATCAGGGGTTTCTGGCGACGAGTGGTCACCGTCAATGCCTCGATCACGGGTTGAGGAAGACGCGCATTCATGACTGCACCCCCGATGCGCTCACACCCTGCTCGCGCCAACACCGACGGGCCCAGGCGCAGTACTTGCACTCGTAGAAACTCGGCTCAGACGCCACGCGCGGCAGCAATTCACCAGCCTCGGTCGCCTGGATGACTTTGACAGCGCGATCAGACATGCGCTGCGCAAGCGCTGCATCAAACGGCACCAGCTCCAACCAAAGCTCCTGGGTGTCCTTGTTGATGGCGGTGAACAACGCAGGCTGAGACGCGATGCCAGGAATGCTCGGCTCCATGTACGCCTGATAGATCGCCATTTGCGCGGCGTAGATCGGCTTGGTCACGATCACGCCCTTTTTGGCGGTGTCGCGCCAGTTCCTGTCGTTCATGGTCTTGCACTCCCAGAGCATGGGAAACGACAAACCCAGGTTGGGAGGGGCGCCGGCGATCACGCCGTCGACATGCCCCTGGATGCGACCACCCGCGACGGAGAAGCCAAATTGCTCGCCATCCTGCTTGCGGGTGTAGAGGTCGAAGCCAGCCAGGCGCAGCCAGCGAATGGCCAGGTCCTCCATGACATGGCCGACTTCAAAGATCCGCAGCGTGCGACCCGGCAGCTCGGCACCGTCGTCCACCGGCGCGTCGACGTACTCGTATTGCAGGGCGCGCTCGCAGGGCACACCGAGCCGTGAGGCGCCCAGATAGCGCCGGCGGGCCTGCTGGCTGCGCTCGGCTTGCAAGGCTGCATCCAGCAGCATTGACACCTGCTCGTGAAATTTGGGTTGATGGTTCAGGTCGATCATCAAAATGGAATCCTGTGGTGATCGCCACCCGTGCTGGCAGTGGCCTTGCGGCTGGCGAGTTGTTCAAAGAAAGTGCGATCGCGCTCGACCATGCGTTCGTGCTCGGCCAACATGTGGGCCTGATAGGCGTCGACCACGACCTCCACCAGGCGCAGGACTTCGTCCTTGCCGTAGTCGGCTAAAGGGCGATCCATGCCGATGGAGGTGACGTACTCACCCAAGGGAGCCAGTGCCGATTGCATGGCGGCGATCTCCATGTCGCTGGGATCAATCACGGCATCCTCCTGAAACGGGGTCAGGCGCTCCATCAGTCGGGAGAAGACGTTCTGGCACCGCATGGAGCAGAACACCCACCGGTCGTTGTAGCGGCGGGGGTCGGAACGCCGTAAGCGTGGGTTGAAATACCCCAGGCCTTTGGCTTGACGGGAACACACAGCACATCTCACGCAGCCTCCCGAAACTCGGCCATCACCGCATCGTTGGCTGCGGTAACCAGGCGCTGAATGGCCGCCTTGTTGAACTGGAAGGTCAACAGCGCTGAGACCTGATAGCGGGTCAGGCTGAAATCCGCGCGCAGCGGCGCAGGCAGGTAACGCAGTTGCCCAGGTGTGGGCGACTCCTGCAACCAGCGGCGGGTCTTGTGAGCGGCATCGTCA